GAGGAAAAAATTGCTGAACGTATTGATGCTAATCTTCTTAATGTAAATATTAAAGATATTTGCAATCTTTCCGAAACAATTTTTACTTCTCGAATTAAAAACATAGGTCAAAAAACTCAAGGCAAACTTATTATCAAAGAGTATCCAACTGCATCTGCACATACAGGACATTTTAAAGCTTTGTTAAGTGATCTTAAATTAAAAAAAGATTTTAAACCAGATATTATTTTTGTTGATTATTTAAACATTTGTGCTTCGGCTAGATACAAAGGGCATATTGTTAATTCATATACTTACGTTAAGGCAATTGCTGAAGAACTTAGAGGTCTTGCAGTTGAACATGATGTACCAATTGTTTCTGCTACTCAGACTACTAGAAGTGGTTTTGGTAATAGTGATATAGATCTTACTGATACTAGTGAATCTTTTGGTCTTCCTGCTACTGCTGATTTTATGTTTGCTCTTATTGCTACCGAAGAACTTGAACAATCAGGTAGAATTATGGTTAAACAACTTAAGAATAGATATAATGATCCTACTTATTTTAAAAGATTTACAGTTGGTATTGACAGAGCAAAAATGAAGTTGTATAATGTTGATGATGCAGATGGATCTATTATTGATTCTGATGATAATCCAACAGAAAGTTTTGATGATTTATCTGATCGCCAAACTCGCATTAATAAATTTTCCTCTTTTATAATATAACTTATGACTAAACATGTAGATTTTGAACGGTATATTGAATTTGTAGATGTAGTAACTTCAGATGCCTCTAAAGATTTTATTGCACTTTCTGAGCGTCTTGTTGATCTGGATGCTAAAGGTGCCAATATTGAACGACTGCTTACTGCTGGGGTTGGCATTAATGCTGAAGGCGGTGAGTTTCTTGAAATCATTAAGAAAATGGTTTTCCAAGGAAAACCTTGGAATACTGATAATCGTGAACATCTTATTATTGAACTTGGTGATATTATGTGGTATGTTGCTCAGGCATGTAACGCACTTGGAATTACCATGGATGAAGTTGTTACTACTAATGTTAATAAATTAATGAAGCGTTATCCTGGTGGTGAATTTGATGTTTACTATTCAGAAAATCGAGCAGAAGACGACCGCTAAATAAAATTAATAGAGTTTAAGTCCCTGTTATATTTTTGAAATATAACACACTTGAACCATCTGGAGGGACAATCCGATTGGCGACGGAACCGCTCTTGAAAAGCGTTGAGGTATTAAAGCCCTTGGGAGTTCGACTCTCCCTTCCTCCGTTTACCATCAAACATAAATGAAAAGTTTCAAACAATTAAAACAAGAAGTAACGCAAGAACTTTATATTCAAAAAGAAATTTTTCAGGAAGGTGATTATGTAATGAATGTTAACACCGGACAAAAAGGAAAAATTATTCGTTCTGGAGTTAATTATGTAATTGCTGTTACAGAGTCTCAACAAATGTTTCGTGCCTGGGTTAAAGATATCCGTTCTATTAATATTGTTGAAAACATAAATAAAGAAAGGAAAAATACATTTTTTACAAATGGAAAGACAAAGAGCAACGACACAAATTGCACATTATGATGACTTTTCAAAAGCATTGATTGCGTCGGCAGTTAAATATCTTGGTGAAGATGAAATCCCTTCATTAAAAAAGAAAAATAATGAAGACGATTTTTCTAAAAAAGACCCTAAAGAAAAAGCGGCTATCGCAGATCCAGCAATTAATATTGCTGCAGGAACTGGAGTAAAACAATCACATGGAGCAGAGATTGAATATACTACTGTTCGTACTAAAAATGTTCAGCGTGAAGAAGTAGAAAAAGAAGATGAAAGTAAAGCTGAAGAAAATAAAGAAAAGAAGATGAATAAGTATGCTAAAGAAAAGCATGAGAAAGCAGAAGAAAATAAAGAAAAAATGAAAGAAACTTTTGAGCTTGAATTTGGAGGAGAACTTTATATATTTGAGAAAAAAATGGATGGCAAAGATGATAATGGTTTTACTTCTTGCTGGAAAGGTTATAAGAAAGTTGGCACTAAAATGAAAGGAGATAAAGAAGTTAATAATTGCGTGAAAGCTAGTTATGAACCTATTGGTGATGTGATGTTAGATGAAAAAGCTCCTCCCGGTGCTAAGTTTGAAAGAATGGTTAAACATATTAAGAAAAGTTATTCTAAAGGTGGTTTAACTGACAAAGAAAAAGGAATTGCATATGCTACTTCGTGGAAAGAAAAAAATAAACAACAGAAAGAAGAATGGGAAGGAAGCAAAGAAGACAAAGAAGAAGATAAAAAACAGGATAAGAAAAATAAAATGTCTATGAAAGATTGGGAAAAATCTGACGCAGATAAAAAGCATGATATGAAAAAAGAAGATTTAGATTTATCTGAAAAAATGGATCCTGTTGGTAAAGAAGATTCTGATGTTAATAATGATGGTGAAGTCAATAAGCAAGATAAATTTTTGAAAGGTCGTCGTCAAAAACTAAGTAAAATTATTGCTGCTAAGAAAAAAGTCAATGAAATGATTAGCCTTGAGAAGGAGATGATGACCGAAAAAAAGATGTGAAGGCATCCACTGTTGAAGTGATGCCTGAAATACCAACTAAAAATAGTCCAGAGTACATTGAAAATAAAAAAAGACATAATAAGTATGTTGGCAAAGCATTAAAAAGTCAAGCTTCTGATAAGATAAATATTACAGGGAAACCATCATAATTTAAGGAGGTATGTCATGGGTCCAATCGTAGAACTTGTAAAACCAGTTCTTGTTATGGCACTTAATAGTTGTCATACAAAAAGACTCGTTTGCGATTTATTAGATCGTTACGTTAAGACTACTGACAATGATATTGATGATTTAATAGCGGGTAGTGTTAGAACAGCTTTAATGAAAGGTTGCTGATATAAGTTAAAATTTTTATATTAGGGGAGGTAACTCCCCTTTTTTTATAAATATGTTTTAGATAATAAAAGATAATTAGAAGAGGAAACCGATGGCAATTCTCGGAAAACTAGATGCTAAAGCATTGGCTAATAATGTAGGTGTTGTTAATGGCGACGCTACTGTAACACTGGCTTCAGGAAGCTTTTTTAATAAAGCAACCGCAAATTATATTGTAGCTGGTGATATTCTTTCGCTAAGTGATGTTCAATATGTAGTAAAAGCAGTTACTTCTGCAACTACTCTTGAATTACATAAGGCTTATGCTGGAAGCACTGCAACTATCACAGCAGCAAATGCTATTAGAAGAACTGCACCAAAGCAAGTTGCCCAATATGTTGTAGGTGGTGCTGATAGCAATACAGGGTCACTTGTATTTCTAGATTCTGCTGAAACTGAATTAAATGAAAATAAAATTAGAGGATTGACGGGTCCTGGTTGGTGGGTCTATAAAACATATACTGATTCTTCTGGATCTACTCGTCATAAGTCAGAATGCATTGCTCCTCTTTATGTCACTGCTGCAGTTGCTGGAGACTTTGCAGATAATCCTGCTGCTGATGCTGCTTCTGCAATCACTATTTCTGTACAACCTACTAACCAAAGCACAGTAGGACCTGAGGGTGGACTTCTTACTGTTGATACTGTAAGTGCTGCTTCTGCTGGTAGAGTTGAAGATACTTACACAATTACAGCTCTAGAGTATAGCACTGATAGTGCTGCTGGTACTGGTGCAACTTTCACTATCAGCATTGATGGAACTGGTGCTGCTACGATTGACAGTATTGATACCGCAGGTTCTGATTACGTTGTTGATGAAACATTCACTATTCTTGGATCTGTATTTGGTGGAACCGATGGTGTCGATGATCTAACCTTTGATGTTGCTACAGTTGCTGCTGCTGCAGCTACCTTCTCTGTAACTGCTGCCGATTCTCCTGATCTTGGAGATATTATTTATCAATGGCAGATACAGACTGCAACTGGAACTCGCTGGACAAATATTTCTGGTGCCACTAGTGCTTCTCTAGCACTTACTGGATTAACTACTGCTGATAGTGGTAAGAAGTATCGTGTTAAGCTCACCTCAACTGCTGGTGCAGAAGAAGTTATTTCCAACACTGCTACGCTTACTGTATTTGCTGCTTGATAATACATGAACTTTGGTGAGTTGACAAAAGATAACTGGGTTATCTTTGCTATTAAACATTATAACAATCCTTCTTCAGTCACATATGAAGATTTTGAAGAAG